TTAAATGACCAATGCCCATCGTTGGCAAACCAAGATGGTCTAAATATATTTCGTACTTACATCCTTCGTCTTCTTTTAGTTCTTCTCGTAATTGTTCTATGTTCATGGTTGTTGCCTTGATGCTATTGCTTGGTTTACAGGACTAAGACCTAATAAAGCCCCTGTGCCTGGTGAATTAACATTTATTTGTCCTAATCCTGTGTTGGATGCTGGAGGAGTTACGTTTATTCCAGTACCTGTAGGAGTTGAAGGTCGAACATTTGTTCGTACTTGATTAGCTGTATTTTTTAAAGCTGAAGTAATACCAGAGCTATCTGCAAGAGACTTTAATTGTTTTTCACCCTCGTTTATTCCTTCTTGAGCTGATTGTATAGGACCTTGAGAGAAAGCGTTTCTCATAGCTTGTCCAAGAGTCATAGCTCTTTCTGCATCTGTCTTTGCTACTTTAACTCCAATTTTATACTGGTTTAAAATTTGATTGTAATATGGAGCTGAAGTTAAATATTTTCCTATAATAGAAAATCTTATTAATGATCCTATATTCTGCAAAGGACTAGCGGCTATACTAGCGGCAACTAAATCACCACCTTCGGCTGTTCTTGCATTAAATTTTAAAATTTTAGCAAACTCAGCCATGTTTTTGCCCATTTCAGATCCATAAATAATATTTAATTTATTTCCTTTAGATGCGTCTAGCATACGATCAGCAAATTTGTTTAATTTTGTACTATCTGTCATAACCGTCTCACCAAAGTCATCAATCAGGCTGTTCATAAAATACCCTTGAACTTTTTTTACAGACTCTTCATCACCTTTAATTCTAAAACTTTCAAGAACTTCATCTATTTGATTAGCTTGAGTAGATTTATTTGCTATTAATTCACCCGCTTCTGTAGCATTTAAAGTGCCACTAGATAATTTTTTTCTTAAAGCACTTGTTTGAAGATTATGTAGATTAACTTGAGTGTCTCTAACGCTTTGTAATAACCCTTTTAAATTTTGACTACCACCTTGATCCATTATATCTTTTATAACGGCATCATCCATTTTACCTAATGATGTTTGCCTAATTTGATTTGCTAATGACTTTATTCCAGCATATTCAGTCGCTCCACCAAATAAAACATCTCCACTTGTTCCAAGATTATCAACTGCATCAGCAAATGCTTTACCACTAAAATTTTGAGGACTAATTGAATCTATTCCAGACTTAGTTAAATTATCTCTAATGAAATTGTTCGCTAATTCTTTTCTTAATTTTAAAGCCTCGCCTGGCTTTCCAAACTCATTTAAAACTTTAAAAGAAGCCTCTAAAAATTGAGGACGATCTTTTTTAATTAAATCTTTATATATTTGAGGATCAATTGCAGTACGTTTTGCATCTCTACCTTCTCTTTTTACAAAATTTTCTAAGTTTTTTAAAACTATGTTTGAATCTAAATTTTCAAGAATCTTCTTGCCTTTAGCAAAATCTTTTCTTGCTTTTACTAATTGTTCACTTGCATTTTCAACAAGTGTTAATTCTCCTGATGTTAAATTTGCATCTCTAGCTTTAATTACCAAATTTTCTCGACTCATTATATTATCTATTTTGTCTAAAATTGGATCTAATTGTCTTCCAACGGTGCTTTCACTTTTTACAATAGCATCATTCATAGTTTTTCTAATGTTATACAATTGATTAAATGAAATTGGCTTTGTAAAATCTTTTCCAGCAACAAGTTGGATACCTTTTAAAGCGTTTGTTATTACGTTTGTTGAATCTTCTGTTGCTCCTGCAAAATCACTTAAACCTCTTTTTGTTAAATCTTCTAAACTTCCTTCAACAGCAGATCCTCCTTTTGGAGCTAATTCTTTTACGTTAATAAAACCTTTAGATCCTAATCTATTTTTCATTAGGCTATCAACAGCTTTAAATGTAAGGGTCATATTTTCATCAAATTTCATTTGAGCATCTGCAAACATCTCAAAAATTTCGTCATTGATACTAGCGTTTCTAGCATCAGCAGATCCAAATGAATTAGCTGTATCTTCAAATTGTTTTAAAACAGCTTTTCTTGCTTCTGCTTCAGCTTTTATCAAAGCTGTATTGTTTTCTTCTAATCCTTTAAGTAATGCTTCTCCTGCTTCATCGGCTGTATTTGAACCAGCCAAATTTTTAAATTCATTAATTTTTTGAGTCATAACATCGTTATTTTTCTTTAAACGATCAGACGTTTTAAATATTTTTTCTCCAATAGCTTGCGTTCTTGCTATAACTGATGGCGCTCTAATCGCAGACAATGTTGGATATATCCCCATTTCAAGTGATTTACCAGCCGTCTCAAGTTCTTCTGATGTTAATTCTTTACCAGCAGTCATAGATCTCTTACCAGCACCGAATGCTTTTCCAATAGCTCCAAATAAGCCTTCACCAACAAAACCTATAGCCGCTTCTGTTGCTATATCTTTAGCAATTGATCCAGCCGATTGCTTTGATACACCAGCAGTAGCTTCGACAACTTCTTCTAAGGCTTGTCCTCCACCTGCACCTAAAGCAGCCCCAACCATGCCACCGAATAGAGTTCCAATGCCAGGTACGGCTGATCCTATAGCAGCACCTTTCATAGCACCAGTAACACCACCGATAAGCTCTGGAGCTATACCGCCAAGATCGGCTAAATCATAACGACTAAATCCGTCTTCATCTATAAGTGTGTTTCTTTCAACTGTCAGACCTAATTTAGCCGCACCTTCAGGTGTAAGGGCTAGTCTACCACGTTTATCACGGAGATATTCTCCTTCAAGTATGTTAAACTTTCCAAATATAAGATCTTCTTCTCCTCTGTTTTCAGCGGCTGATAAAGAACCACGCAAAGAAGCGTCTTTAATACCAGTTTTAGTATCAAACAATTGTTCGATTTCTTTATCTATTTGTTCTTTGTCTGTAGTCGCTGTGGATTTGATAGAATCATCTACACCTAAATCTCTTATAGCCGATTGTATTTTCATTATCTCAGCAGAAGATGGTTGATCTCCTTTGATTTCAAAAACAAACTCACCTTTAGGTGTATCTAATGCAATTTCACCCATTATTTATCACTCACATTTATACGTCTAGCGTTATTGCCAGAGCCAGGTTTTATTTGAATACTGTCTTTTAAACCATCATTTATTATACTTACAGTATTATTGTAAATATCTGTATCTTGATATTTATCTTTTTCAGTTATGAAACCGTCTAATGTAGAATCTAAAGTGCTTAATGGTGCGTCAAATAAACTTTTAATTTGTCTAAGATTGTTTAAATTTTCTTGTAGATTATTAGTCCATACTATTTTACCAAAAGCGCTTTCTAAATCTATTTTATCTAAATTAGAAACACCATTTCCTGATTCTTTAAGAATAAATCTTTTGTTTTCTTGCACTAAAAGTCTAAGTATAGTTTCTGCTTGTGAGTTTCTGCTAACACCGTTAGTTTTAAACCATGCGTCAGCGTCTGTTATACCAAGAGCAGAAAGTGCGCCTATTGTTTTATCAAAAACAATTTGTCCTGCTGTTCCACCAATTTTTGCTTTATTATCGTTATACATATCCGTTATTATACCTGAAAGTTTATCTATACGTCCAAGACTCCTATAAATCTTTTTTCTTTCACCGACAATGGCTCTAACATTGTCTGTAGGGTTAGCGTACATAGGTGTAGTTCCTTGATAACCAATATCAACTTTAAGGACATCATTACCTTGTATTAATTTTCTAGTTTTTATTTGATTATATTTATTGCTTTTTTTACCTGCTTTAGTAAATTCTATAGCTTCATCAAATTTAAATTTTGTATATGCTTTTTGTTGGTCAGTAGCTGTTTCAGCAATTCTATCAAGAATAACATCTCTCCTACCACGAAGATACTTAGCTCTTTCTGTATTAGCAGATTTAATAGCGTCTTTATCAGCTTTTGTTTGTTGTAGAGCAAACTTACCAGCGGCAAGTTGACCTTGTTTAGCTTCTTGTCTTGCTCTTTCAAATGCTGGCATAGCCGCTTGACCAGCTTCACCAACAGAACCAAGAATCTTACTAAGATCAAAACCTTTACCTGCTTTGTTTTGCATTAAAGATAACCCTAAAGACATAAGAGCCATTTTGTTATCAGGCTCTCCTGAAACATCAATGCCTGTAGCTTTTTGAAAATCAAGTTTATAATCTTCTATTGTTTTTGGTTTGCCACCATCTTTTGTAGTGTCCATACCCGTTTCTGCACTAACTGATTTTATTAAACTAGTAAAAGCATCTTTTGATTTTTTAGCTAATAACTCTGCTGCGGTAAGTTGTACGTCTGGTCCTGCATAATCAAAGTTTGCTTCTGCATCATCTTGAGAGGCAAGCACAGCATCTTTAGCTATCTCATCTGCTTTTTTATCTAACCCTTGTTCAGCAATTAAGGCATCTGTATCAAAGTCACTATCAAAACTTGTATCAACGACACCATCTGTAACATCTTGTCCTCTTGTATCAAGATATTTACCACTACCTTGACCCATTCTTGCCATTTCTGCTTCAGACATGGGTAATTGACCTTGTTGCCTACGACCTTCACCAGAAAGTTGTCTTAATATATCTTGTCCTAGATTTTGACGAGTTGATTCTGGTGTTTTGTTTAGTAAATCGTCTATATTATCTGTAATAGGATTTCCACTAAAAATACCAAGACGATCACCACCGAGTGCTTTGAAAAGTTTTGGAGCATCTTCTACTAAAGAAAGTATAGGTTTTGCAACTTCATTACCAAAAAACTTTCCAATCTCTGTTCGTGGATTTTTAGGATCGCCACCAAAAAATTTTACTGTGTTATCATAATAATCTGTTCCAGAACCACCAGGCACACCAGCAGGAAACAAATCACCTAAAGTTTTGTTCTCTGGCACTTGCAATGCTTTTAACAACTCAGGTGATAATTGAGGTGAACCAAGTCCAGCTCCTCCTCTTTTTACACTAGAAGTTTGATACCTTCTTATTGCGTCTTGTATACCAGCCATGATTAACCCTTATGTCCTACCACCCGTAGAAGCACCACCACTAAACGGTGCAATTTGTGATAATGTTGTGTAAGCACCTACACCTTGCAAAAATGGATTAGCAGAAGGTGTCGTTGCTTGCGTAAACGTAGAAGGTATACTTGCACTTGGCATTCCTTGTAACAAGTTTTGACCTA